CAACGTCGCAATCGTCATAAGGCAAAATTGCAACCTTTATCCGCTTTGGCCTGTCCTCGATTCGTCCTTCCCTGTCGGCAATCGTCCATAACCCGGCGAAAAGCAATCTGCCAAGCGGCTCGATCTCTGCAAGTTCTTCATTCGTAAAAAATCCGGGCTTTATGTTTCGTGTCCTTGCCATAACTTAATCCTCCGGCCTTGATTATTCTTCTTCCACATAATCAATAGTTAAATCATCGGTATAATGTTCTACAATATATTGAATAGCCGCACGGCCTTCATCCGTATTTGCTACCGATTGCAATTTAATCGATTCGTTCCATTGATTGCTTCCATATATCCCAATTTTCCCTTCTGGCGCGTCTATCCAAATTCGCATAATTCCTTTAGTGTTGACAATCTGCCGCCCGTTACATATCAGCATATTTTCACCGCCTTTCTTTAGAAAGTTTGTTTTATTGAACGTTTATATTATATTATATTTTCCAATATATTGCAAGCTATAAACTTATGATATATAATATAAACATGGGAGGCGAGGATATGAAGAAAACGATAGCGACAAGCATGGACGATGCGGTTATTGCTCGTATCCGTGCTGAAGCAGAAAAGGAAGAACGTTCAGTCAGTCAAATGCTCGAAATCCTAGCACGGGAAGCCCTCGACGCAAGGGCAAAGGCGGCGAAATAGCCGCCTATTTTTTTTATTCTATAGTCCACTTTTCAGTCGTACCTTTTGCCAACTTCATAATTATTTCTTCCGCTTTTTCTTTGCTTTCTGCTGAACAAATATACCAAGATTCGCCCTCAATATAAGCAGATACAGCATATTTATTTCCTTTGGTATTTTTTATCCCTTTCATTTCCCAATACAAAGCATCGTTAATCGTGAAAGCAACAGCCCGCCCAAGGTTAAGCGCGTATTGAGGATCGTTGCAATAAATCCACATAATCAAGCCACCGTTACCTTGTAAACCTTCTTGATCGCCGCGTCCATCTCGATACCTTCCAAATGATACCGTTCAAGAAACTCCGCTTCGCCGTTATGACAAATTTCATGGTGCTCCCTACAGAGAGGCAAAACCTTCGCGCCCGTCTGGTCTTTCTCGCGCCATTTCAGCCCGCCATGCCCTGCCCTACTGCCGGATAAGTGGTGAACGTCGGCACGTTTTCCACAAACCGCGCAAGCCTTGTGCATAAGGCAAGCGTAAACGTAACGGCCTATATCCTCGCATTGTTCGTAAAGCGGGATTTTCGACGGGACACCATTCTCAATCATGAAGTCAATCAAGAAAGAAATAAACTCACGGCACGTTGTAACACTGCAATCCGAAAGGCTGAACATTTCGCTTTCAAGCGTCTGCAAGTGTTTAACCTTAAACTCTAGCTTCATAAGGCGTTTCATTTCGGCGGGCAAATATCCCGCCCATTCGCCAATTTCGGCTATTAAACTGTGCGCTTTCTTGCGTTGCTCCGGCGATATACGCCGCCCGTCTGCAAACTCGACAAGAACCTTGTCATAACGTCGAAGGATTGCCCGGTCTATTGAGGGCAAGGCGGCGCGGATAACAACGCCGCCGTCCTCGTCCATCTTGGCAATCTTTCCCTGTACTATCTCACCCATCAGAATGGTACAGGCTCCGCATCGTCAGATTGCGCGGGCTTGTTAGCCGAACCGCAAAACTCAACGCGATCAAGAACAACGTCGGTCGTATAAATCTTTCGCCCGTCCTTGTCCGTATAACTGCCCGTCTGAATCCGCCCTTCCGCAAGAATTTCCTTGCCCTTGGTGAAGTATTTTGCCAAAAATTGCGCCGTATTTCCCCATGCCGTGCAAGGAATGAAATCCGCTTTGCGTTCCTCGCCCGCCTTTGCGTAACGGTCAACGGCGATTGTCAGCCGCGTGAACGTCTGCCCGCTGACTGTCGTTTTTACTTCCGGCTCACGGGCGATTCTCCCCTTTAGGATTACACGATTCATGCTATCCCCTCCATTAATGCGTTATCGTCGTCTTTTACTTCGGCAACCCACGCGACAAAATTCTGCTCCATTTCCGCCGCTTCCGCGTCTGTCAGTTCGCTTGACGCGCCCTTGTTAAAATGGCGTTTCATAACTTCTTTTATATCGACATTACTTGCGCCGAGTTCCTTTGCCGCCGCCGCGATTGCCCGCAAACTGTCAACCTTGCGCGTGGCTTTTGGTGCTTGCGGTTTCGGCGCGGGCGACGCGGCAGGTCTGCTGTATTTGCTTTCCATGCGCCCCCGGTAAATGTCAGCGGCTACACCGATAACCTTTGCGGCACTACCCAGCGCGTCTGTGATTGCCATTTTATAGCCCTCGTCGTTGCCGTGGATGCCGTTCTTGTCTTTGACAATCAGAAAGTCACCGCCAAATCCCGGTATCGGTTCGCTCCACTGGTCGCCGTCCTTGACGTAAAGATTAACCTGCACAAAAATCATCATTTCCTGCGTCGCCGGGATGGGCTCGGTGAAAGTGTTTGCGATCTCAAACTTCCAGCCAACGCCGCAAAGCCCAAATTCGTTTGTTAATGCCTCATATCTCCACTGCGGGTTAATATCCGAAAACCCTTTCAGCTTGCCGCCCGTGATTTGCTTCACTGCATCGGCAGGCGGGCTTGATAAATTTCCATAATGCGCGTTCATTGTGTCGCCCCCTCACTTAATCCTTATGCTTTGCTTTTCTTCCAAATGCGCCCCCGGCACGGAGTGCCCGCCCTGTATCGCCTGTTTAATGCTTGCCTTGTCCGCGTCCACCTTTATCGTCGTGCGCTTGTATTCGTCCGGCAGTTTGTCGATATCGTCAATAACCGTCGTTGCCGTTGGCGCGGTTACGGTCATATTCCCGCAGGGCGTTTCCACCTTTTTCTTGCCAACGGCAACCAAAAACTCACAATATCCGCGCCGCACACGTTCGAGCCGATTTTTTCGCGCCTGTTTCAACGCTTTCAACTCGTCCATCCGCTTGTCGATAGCTTCGAGAAACGCCGTCTGCTTTTTAATATATTCGATACCGTCAGCCACGGCGGCGGGCACGTCGCTTTCATAGATGCCCTCTAGCGCGTTTTTAACGTCCGGCTCGATACTTTTATCGTCGGCCTCGTCTAAAACGCTCACAAGGGCGTTTATGCGCTCGCTAATGTCATACAGCCAAGCTTGCATTTCCAGCCGCCTCCCCTTCGACAAGCCGATAGCACTTCACGCCGTCAACCGTGACGCTTTCCTTATAAATAACATCTTCGCCTTTCAGCAGATTTCTCATAGGCGTTATGCCAAAATTAGGCAACGCTTTAAAGAAGAAAATATCTGCCTGTTTTTCATCCGCGAAAGCGTCTTCATCATCCAAGTCAACGCCCGCGCTCAAAATATTGTATTTTCCCTCTTTGTTGATTTCATCAACCAAAGTTTTTGCTTCGCGCATCAGCGCCGCCAGCTTCATAATTTTTTCCATTGTTCTGCCTCCTTACAAATAATAGCCGTTTACATAACCCCAGCCGCGCTGTAAATCCTCAAGTTCGTCTTCATATTCAAAGTCAGCGCGGACGTAAAAATCTTCATCATCCTGCTCTTTATCGATTTGATCTAGCTCATCCCAAATGCTGTCAATCAGCATCGGGTTCTCAACATCTAGCACCATTGCGCTCTCCTCCTTAATGTGCTATAATGCACAAAGAGATATTTCGTACAGACATAAATTTCTCTACGGGCTTGATGTGTGCCATCGCATCAAGCCTTTTTTCGTTTGCCCTTAATCCAATACTCGCGCATATACTCTCGCCTCCTTTCTGCACATTTCTCGCAAAGCACTTTCCCCGGCACCGCAGGTGCGCCACAATCCAAGCACCAACCATGCGCCTTTAGCCATATCTTGTGCGCCCTATTAACTTCGCGTTTCCGCTCTTTCGCGCACATTGGACACAACCGCGCAGGAGCCTTACCGACAAACTCCACGCCGCACGATTCGCAAAATCGCGTCTCTAGCTTCCGCTTGCCCGTCATACAATCAGCCCAAACAAAACATAGCACTCAAGCAAAAGGCCAATCACCAAAATCGCGTCCTGCGCCTCGTCTGTTAATGCGTTCCAATATTTCATGCCGCAATCCTCCTCGTCACCACATGGTGCTTACCGTACCAGTGCATCGCCGCAATCTCGACTTCTTCAGGGATTTCGGTTTGAAACCATCGGTATCCACCGAGGTATTTCTCGCGTCCCTTCGGATGCCGCGCACGCCAGTGTTCGTATCGGCACCCGCGCGATTTCTTCCAACCCGGCGCAAACAAAACGCCGTCGCAGTCCATCATCAGCGCAACCGCCAGCATGAGTATCGTTTCATCGTCAACGCCCTCTTCCGCCAACGGCGCGAAGTATTCAATAGGATTGACAATCTCCCAGTCGGTTTTCCCTTCCGCGTCCCAGATTTCGCGGTACATTTTCGCCAAAGCCGCCGCCTTTTCGCGGTTTTCTTCCTTGCCTTGATACGGGTGTGATAAATATATCCTCATTCTTCTTTTCCCTCCTCTTTGTTGGTATCAATCCACGCTTCCCTCTCGGCGCGAAAATAATCAATCGCGCGTTCGTATTCCTTTCGATATGGATTGTTTTTATCCGGGTATTGTTCGCACACCCGCGCCGCGAAATCGTCCAGACTGCCGCCTTTGTAATTATTCCAGCACCCACATTGGACGATATTCTCATCGACGCGGAATATTGTGTAATCATTTCTGCTCCCGATGGGCCCAATCTGTAAAATTTTCGCGCCGCGCAAGTCCGCGCCGCCCAAGTTCGCGCCGCTTAAGTCCGCGCCGTACAAGTTCGCGCCGCCCAAGTTCGCGTCGCCCAAGTCCGCGCCGTACAAGTTCGCGCCGCCCAAGTCCGCGCCGTACAAGTTCGCGCGGTACAAGTCCGCGCCGCGCAAGTTCGCGCCGCGCAAGTCCGCGCCGCACAAGTTCGCGCCGCGCAAGTTCGCGTCGCCCAAGTCCGCGCCGTACAAGTTCGCGCGGTACAAGTCCGCGCCGCGCAAGTCCGCGCGGTTCCCGCCGGGTTCATCTTTAAGCCATCGCCCGTGCGCCGCAATGATTTCTTGCAGTTCTTTTCTTGTCACGCCACCGTCTCCCTTTCAATTTGCCTTAACGCCGCGTCAACCAGTGCCTTTGCGAATTTGTCCTTGATTTCTTCTTCGCGCCCTTCCCAACCTTGCAAAACAAAGGTCACGTTGCACCCCGCCGCCTCGATGTGATACTCCTTGCCGTCTTTCAGCTTGCGCGGCAGTTTCATTTCGCCGCCCCCTTTCATGCCGATTTCGGTTTTGTTAATTCGCCGCGCAAAAAAAATTTTCTATCGGGCAATCAAGCGCACGGGCAAGCGCAGGAATCATTTCGGCTTTGATTTTGTAGTCGCCGTTCTCGTACTTGCAATAATTCGGTACGCATTTCATTCCAAGCCGTTCCGCAACGTCCTCTTGTTTCAGCCCTAGTTCCTTTCGTCGCTCGACGATATAGCCAAGATTAAAGCGTTTATCCATGTTTTCACCCCCTCGCTTAATGATACGTTAATTATACACTTAACAATTTGTAAAGTCAACCCTTAAAATTATTTTTTGTTAATTTTTGGTTTACGATGTGTAAATTGCTATATAATAAGATATACAAAATAGTAAGGGAGGGCTTTTAATGGGGATAGGTGAAAGAATCCAATATTATCTAGACTTAAACGATATGCAACAAAAAGAGCTTGCCGAAAAAATCTGGATAAATCCCGTTGTATTAAATCGGATAATAAAGAATCACCGCCCCATTCGCGGCGAAGAATTATCCGCTATTGCAAAGGTTTTCAATATAACGACGGATGAATTGTTAGGCAAAAAAACGCCGATAATAACAAATCTACAACCTATAGAAAATACGCGCCGCGTCCCTATTATCGGCATTGTTCGTTGTGGCGTTGGCGGGCGTGCGTATGAAGATATTGACGAGTATATTTCTATTGATGATACCTACCGCTCCGACGAAATGCGCGGCTTTCGCGCCGAAGGGGATTCGATGGAGCCGGAAATTCACGACGGGGATATATGCCTAGTGCATTTACAAGAAGAAGTACCCGACGGCGCGTTGGCGGTTGTCGTGATATGCGACGGCGCGGAAGAAGCAGAAGGGACAATCAAGCGCGTCCACAAGGCCGACGGCGCGATTATACTGCAAGCCACAAACCAAGCCTATGCGCCGCGCATTTTTACAGGCGAGAACGCAAACAAGGTACGGATTGTCGGGCGCGTCGTTGAAGTGCGGCATAAAACGATATAGCAACGTGTCGAGATTTCCGACAACTTGCAACTTTGATACAACTTTGATACAACTTCGATACAACAAAAAAAGAACCGCCTCAAGGGCGGCTCATTGTCATGTCATGATATTTTATTGTTAGTTCGTGATACTGTCGATATATGCTCCGATGCTCATTCCGGCTTTTTCGGCTGCTTGGCGCAACGCCGCCGCTTTCGTGGTCGGCAGGGTGATCGTAAGCACGGTCTTGGAGTCGTCTCCCTCATCGGGCATACCAAATATTTCGGCGTATTCGTCGGCGTCCAGTTTTTCCTCTGCCCATTCACGGGCTTCTTCGTATGTCAAAGGGGTAATTTCGCGCCCGCCTGTCCATCCGCTGCCGCAACGCTCGGCGTATTGTGACATGGGCCCGCCGCTGCCGCATAGGAAATATTCGCCTGTGCGCTTGCGGTAAAGCCTTTCGACGGCATAATTGAAATCGTTGGGGTAATAGTCGTTATCCCATACGGCAAGCTCTTTCGCGGTTTCGGTGTCGTACAGTTTTTTGTTGATGATTTTTTTCATGGTTTACGCCTCCTATTCTTAATATCCTTCTCGGTATCCGATGATATCAGCCTGCACAACGTCGCCGTTTTCGTCGTGTTCGCACTCATAAACAGGCCAGTATTCCGTCATGGTGCCTGTGTCGTAGTACATTTCACCGTTCCAGCCCATGCCTGTTGTGTCAAGGTCTTTGATTTCTACCGCCGCCAGTGCCTCCTCTCGCGTCTCGTAGATAGTGTACTTGCAAAACCAATGCAGATAACCCACAACCTCCCCGTTTTTGATGATGCCAACCGCCATTTGTAAAACCTCCCTTTGTTTATTGTGTTTCTTCCCTTGTTCGAGTTTATTATAATTCAATCATAGGCATAAGTCAAGTATTTTCTTAAAATTTTTTTGGAGTGGTCGAAATGCCTACAGCCGCAATATACGCCCGCGTCTCAACCGACAGGCAAGCCGAACAGGGCTATAGTATCGAAACGCAAATAGCCGCCTGCGAAAAATACGCCGCCGATCTCGGCGCGTCAGCCGTTACAAATTACATAGACAATGGATATTCGGGCGCGTATCTCGAACGGCCTCGCCTTGACGCTCTCAGAGACGCTCTACAGGCCAAAATCTATGATTACGTTATAGTATATACCCCTGACCGTCTTGCGCGGCGATTAAGCCATCAATTGCTTCTCACAGAGGAAATAGAAAAATCCGGCGCAGCCCTGCATTTTGTAAACCAGGAGTACAAGGCAACGCCGGAAGGGCAACTGTTCCTACAGATTCAGGGCGCGTTTGCGGAGTATGAACGCGAAAAAATTAGAGAACGCACCATGCGCGGGATGCGCGGGAAACTCAAGAGTGGAAAGCCGCTTGGCAATGTGCGCGTCCTCGGTTACGATTTTGTCGATAGTCAGTATATTATAAATGAAGCGGAATCGAAAATCGTCAAGCAGATATTTGATATGTACATATCGTCCGGCGTTGGAACCGACGAGATCGCGAGGCAGTTAACTGACATGAGAATCCCATCGCCATCGAAACTCACTCACTGGCAAGGCGCATCGGTACATCGAATCCTCCGAAATCAGATGTACACTGGCGAGTATTTCGCTCTGCGTAAAATCTCCAAGAAGACAGGCGCACATACAAGGACATTGTCGCCTCGCCCGATGGACGAGTGGATACCACTCAAATGCCCACAAATCATAGATGCAGAGACGTTCAATGCCGCGCAAAATCTACTAGACACAAACAAGACACAGCTTAAACGCTCGAAAGACAACGGCATCTATCTCCTGCAAGGGCTTATGGTCTGCGCCAAGTGCGGAGAGAAAATCATCCTCACAAACAACAGAGCAGGACGGTATTATGCTTGTTTCGCGCACTCAAAGCGTAAAGCCGCAGGTCATAGCTGTGACGCTAGGTTTGCCAAGGTCGAAATTGTTGATGAGGCTTTTTGGTCAACGCTGCGGCGTATTTGCTCATCAGAGAAACGCCTTGCGGCCTATATCAAGCGCACGGGGAAAGCCGTTTCGACGAAAACCGATACCGCCGCGTTAAAGGCTCGGCTTGCGAAAATCGAAGAAGAAAAGGTTGCCGTTGTAGATTGGTACACAAACGGGCTTTTGACACAACAGGCAACCACAGACAAACTGTCTGCATTGACAAGTGAAGCGCAAGCGATACAAGCAAAATTATCTCAGCCGGATAAAGAAAAAGCCGTTGATACAGCGCGGATATATAAAATAGTTCATGCTTGCGGCAGTTCGCTCGAAAAAAAAAGAACCGCCGTCCGCTCAGTCATAGACCATGTTGTCTATGAAAGAACAGACGGCGAAAAGAAGCCGAAAGCCTATAGTATCAGCTTTGTTATTTATTTTAAGTAGCGTTATTACGTCGCACTTTTGAGTGTGCATTGTAGAAACGCTATTTATAAACGGCTAAACGAAAACGCCCGGCAAAACGCCGGACGCAATCTCCGCTCCTTGTAACCTCTTTACATGAGCTAACCAAATTATATCATACTCACCGCGCCACGGCAACACCAACGGCGACAAGACACAGAACCTCCCAAATATTGCGCTGATTCCTCAACCTATTTTCCGTCTTGTCCCGCTCTCTCTCTAACTGTCTGAAGGATTCGCTTGCTTTCTGCAATTCGAGATTCGCTATCTCTAACGAGTTCCGCGCATTCTGCGTTTCTTGCCGTGCTATCTGCAATTCGCTCCGTAGCTTCGTCAATTCGTTCTGTGATTTCGTCAGCAGATTCAAGGCTTCGGTCAATTCGCTGTCCTGCGTTGTCAAGATGGCTTTGAGCGTCGCGTTGTGCATTTCCAGTGTTTGCAAGTTCGATTCTAACGTCTGAAGCTCTGTCTCGCTGATTTGGTACGTCTGGTTCGCATAACAGATACCACAAAAGCCAGCCGACAAACAGGCAAGCGCAAACAATACCAATGATACGAAAAGTTTTTTCCACATTTTGCACCTCCGAAAAACTTGGCAAATTTTCATACCAACTTTTCAAACTACGAAAAAAACGGCAATTTTTCATACTTCGATTTCCTGCGTCAAGTCCCACGGCGGGCTCCCTATCCATAACGTGTAGCCTGTCATATTAAGTTTTACGCCCGGAAAAAGCTCCTGCAGTTTTGTAAAAGGGAATTGATAATCACGCAGGATTTCCCGAACCCGCCGTAGTTCAAAATCAGAAAGCGGAGTATTGCTTTTTATAATCATGTCAGCACCCGGACAGATAGTCCGTCACCCCACGCGCAATCGCCCGCGCAAAATCGTCCTGCCTGTCCCGCAACAAAATAGCGTCGTCTGGATTGTCAATAAACGCCATTTCGACAAGCACGGCGGGCATATCCGTTCCGTTAAGTACGGCAAGGTCTGTGCGGGCTTTCAATCCCCGGTCTGTCAATTCCTCGAACGTGTCAAGAATCTGATTCTGTATGCACTCCGCGAGTTTATACCCGTCAATATCAGACGGATAGGAAAGCGTTTCAACGCCGTCTGCAATCCCATTGAAGGCGTTACAATGAATACTGATAAACAAATCCGCGCCCCAACTGTTTGCCGCCTCGCAAATGCCGGAAAGGCTTTCGCTTTGCAAAAGCTCAACGTCACAGCCCGCCGCGATCAAATACTGCTGAACGAGTTCGCCAACCGCAAGTGCAATCTCATTCTCATAAAGTCCCATATCCTCATTACAAGCACCACAATCATAATCGGGAGTTCCTTTTAAAGAGAGTTCGTCATGTCCGGGGTTTAGGAATACTTTTGCCATTACTGTTCACTCCTTTGCTAAAACTTGCCAAACTACTTGCTAAACTTGCCAAAATCAAACCTAACCGCCATACAAGCCCGTAGGCGGTTTTTATTTGCCGTCGCTTATGTTTCCTTGCGTACTATCCTTTTCGTCGCTCTTAGCCGCCTTTTTGCGCGTCGTTTTTTCGGCTCGTTCTTTTTCTCCGGCTAACTGTTCCAAAACTTCAAGCAATTTCTTTGGCATGGGTGTCCCGCACTTCGCCGCGTTTTCCACAACGCTCAAAGCCTCGTTGCCGATATAAAACCAAGTGACCGCGGCCTCTATCCCGTCAAAAGAAACGGCATTGTCGAGGATATGCGACAATGCAACCATGCACAGAATCAATATCTTTTTAAGGATACCGATAGCACCGACACGAGAATCAAGTCCCTTTTTGCTGCGCGGATGCTTCTTTTTATAAATCGCCGCCGCAAGCATTCCCGTTATATAGTCGATGCACATAGCGGCGACAAGAAATCCTATTGCGTCGTTGCGCCCGAAACTATACTCCCATATCAAGCCGCCGACCGCACTTCCCGCGCCGACAATTTTCTCGGTATGGGAAGGGCAAAACCTCGCCCATAGTTCGCCCATTTAATCGCCTTCTTTCTTAAAAGAAAAAGCAATACGATTCGCAATCATGGCGCGGGTATCGAATTTAGCGTCCTCGACAATCTTCCATCCCAAGTAGTTTTTCCAGTAAACCGTCCACTTGCCAACGCTGAAAATCGGAGCGTCGTTTTTATAACTCCAAGCACCGAAAAGCCCTTCGCCGTAATCTTCAACAATGAAGATTGTGTTTTCGCTTTTTGAGATTTTAAGCGTTGGTGCGACATTTAAGCCGAGAACGTAAAAACACCATCCGTAAGCATTGTTCCTCGTCAGCCACAACAGGCGGCAGAAATACCGCTTGATTCGCTCAACGTGCGTGAAATTGTAGTCTATGCAAGTCGTGTACCATCTAGTACGATTCACGCTATGCAAATACTCGTCTGTGTCTATAAACTCGACGTAGTGTTTGTCCCAATCGTATAAAAGCCAAGACGGTGCGATATGCTTGATGTCTGACGGGTCGCAACTATTGTCCCACGTTTGCCAGTAATGAAGCACGCTTGGAAGCTCTCCGTCTTCGTCGCAAAATAGCAGGACGATGGGATTTGTGAGATAGCACAGCACCGAGAAAAACATTGACAGTACGAAGTAGATTAGCCAAATAATCATCCTAATCGCCTCCACAGCCTCGGCTCTCCGTAAGCACAGGCGCAAGTCCAACTATTGTCCGCATCGCACGGCGAAAAAGGACAGTTCTTGTAGTCGCAACTCTCACCGTCAGAATGGCTAATGCACCATTCCTTTACGAGTTTCGCCGCATCAATCACAGCTTTCTCTGCGCGTAAGCGTTTGATTTCTGCCTCCGCATTGTTCGTGCTTGTATCGGTCATGGTATCACCTCAAAGAATAGGGCGGCTATTTGCCGCCCTTCTCCTTCTTATCTTCCGGCTCCGGCACATACCTCGGACATTCGGGATTTGGACAAGTGCCATCAGCACGGAGTTTAGTCAAGCACACGTTGCACCTTTTCTTTACTGCCATCACTCGTCACTCCCTTCCGGCTCGTCTTCAATGGCTTTCCGCTCCTCGGCATACGTCGTGTCGATTTCCGCCATTTCTTCTTTTAGTTCCGCTTGCGTTTCTTCGTCATTTGCGAAAAGTGCCTCGGTGTAATACTGCATAATCTCCGCTTTGTCTGCGTCGTATTGTGCGTCGAGTACCGCCAGTTTTTCCTCTTTCGTCGGGACAGGCGGGATGTACGGATGCAGTTCCTGCCATTCTTCTTCTGTCATGTACCCGTCCGGCTGTTCGCCCTCTTCCCACACTTCGGGATTGCCATCAGGCGAATAATACGTTTTTGCCATGTTATTCCCTCCTTTAAGTCACGACAGTTCAAAATACTCAAACCAAACAAAACCGTTACCGCCTTTGCCGCCAGCAGAAGTCGTTGCTAAACTGCTACCACTGTAGCCGCCGCCACCGCCACCACCATATGCGCCATTATGAGCAGGAAATCCGCCGCCTTGTCCGCCGCCAGCTTCACCGTTTTGTATTGCGGATGTAGCTGAAAATGTATTTAATTTTCCAGCACCTCCGGGACATCCTTGTATAGTGCCGCCACCACCATTAGCACCATCTGATGTTCCAGCGCCGCCGCCGTAACCAATATACGAGTTATTATTGATTGTAACTGTTGTATTTCCACCAGCCGCTCCAGAATTACCTGTAGAGGTGGTTACGGCAGAACCACCTGTGCCTCCTGCGCCTATAACAACTGTTGCCGTATCTCCTGCAATCATATATTCGTAGGCGATTGTAGTGCCGCCCTCGCCACCACCGCCGCCGCCTTGTCCCAAATTCGCGCCTGATGATAAACGTACCGCTGAAATTCCACCCGCACCGCCGCCGCCGCCGCCTTTTGCAGTAATTTTGTACCAACCAGTGACGGGCGCGGTATATGTGCCGCTTGTTGTGATAACGTCACGCTTGTTGATTACGCCAACGGGGTAAAAAATCCAATAATCATGCGCCGTGTCCGCGCTCGGCGCAACTGTCCCCGCCGTCATATCTGCGATACACAAATAACGATTGCCGTTGTCGATTACGACGCACCCTTTATAATAATCCTGCGTCGCGTCATAATTGAATGTAAAGCCTTTTTGCGCCATGAACGCCACGCCGCCCAAAAGGTAAAACGCGCCGTTAAAGTCTGCCCGATCAGGCGCAACGCCGCCCGCGCCTAAAGGAAGAGAACACTCCGCAGGGAAGCCCGTCGACTGGCTCATTAAGCCGTTTCCCGGTGTCGCTTGTGTTTCGGGTATTGTGTTTTTCGTGCCGTTTTCTGCAATCGGCATTGATAATAATGTAGGATTTGCCGCCATTTACAATCACGCTCCTTGTTGTATTGGATAAGGTTGGAAAACGCCTTGATTAAACGGTTGAAGGTTGCTTCCGTTAAATCCGAAAGTTTGCGCGGGGTCAATTTGGTAAAATTCAAACCCCACGCCCGCGCCCAAATTGAAAAGCCCGTAGGTTTCAAAAATCGCCCGCTGATACGGTGTCAAGAAAAATTCAAACACAACGCGCACCTTCATATTGCCTATGTTCATAACCAAAACAGGCTCGCTGAAAAGCGCGGTCAAAATTTCCTTGATACTCGGCAAGGTCGCCGTTCCAATATTCGCCGACGCTTTCAAGAAAATCAGCGTTCTATAGGCTTCGTCGGTCAAGCGGAAAAGGTCAGTGTCGCCTATGTTGAAAAATGGGGATTGATTCATTGGATTCAGATTTTGCCCGTAGAATCCGAAAAAGTCCTCGTTATCGACGGGTAGATATCTTGACGCGCCAACAATACGCCCCCAAATATCAAGCCCTACGCCCTCGGCGGTCAGCGGGTTAAAAACCTTATCATAAAAGGTTTGTATGTCGCCCGTGGGGTCAAGCTGTTTTGCCGCCGCCTCGACAATGCCGATAATGTGCGGGCTTGCCCCATATTGGCTTTGTATCGTTCTTAATGCAAGGTCGTTAAAATCAAGGCTCATTTATAACCACCTCGATATTTTCTGCCGTGATTATTGGTTCTTCGTCCGCGTCCATTGTGACGCTGTTCCCCGTCGGGCTTGCGCTTGTTCCAATGTAAACGCTTTCCAAATCATTCACGCCCGCCGTCTTGACAATCGCAACGGTGAAGCGGCTTGCATAGATTGTTTGCCCCAGGCCTATTCGCGTATTTCCGCTATTATTATCACTTCCGTTTGCGTCGGAAATGATAGCGTTTTTAATATCCTGCGTCACCGTCGCGGGCGTTTGCGCCGTTTTGTTGATTGTGACGGATAAATAAACGGGCGTAGGAGAAGGCCGGACGATTTTGTAATTATTCACAACTCCGTCGGAAGATGTGTAACTTATATCAGTGTTTCCGTTTGTCCCTGCGCCCGCGTCTAACTTGTTGTATATTGTTTCCGCTATGTCATCATCTTCGCCGCCGTAAACGCATACCGCGACACTATGAGAGATTAGCGAAACGCCCTGCTTCGTCACGGTGCTATCTGTCTTGTTTTCCAACACAAGGCAATCAAGCACATTTTTCACTTGATAAACTGCACCCTGCAACGCCGCCGCGCTTCCGTGAGCATTTGCCGCGACGCTGTTAAAACGCCGCTTTTCAAAGTCTGCACGGCCTTCGATAAGATTGCCCGGTACGCCCGCCGCCGCGTTGTCTACCGTGTCCCAATGCGGGATAACCGTTATTATTTGCGTCGCCGTATGTGCGCCTATATCAATAGCACCACTTTCAAGCGCGGCAAACTCAACTTCCACCGTGCCGTCCGCGCCGATTGTAGCAGCGCCCACAGAAGCAAGTTTTACACCGTCTGTCGTTTGAATGATACTTCCTTGCGGTATCGTCGTACCGTATAAGCCCGTACAAGTACAAGATACAACCGTACTTGTGGCAACCTTGCGCGTTAGGAAATAGATAGCCCCTAAAGCATCTTGAAAAATCCCATCAGCCGTTAACGGATTGAATTGGTTGGCAAGGTTGAGAAACTCCGAGTCCTTGCCCGTGACAAGTACCGAAAGCGAATCAATAATCTGCCCTGCGGGGCTTTCGCTTGACGTGTTTAACGTCGCGTTTTCGTCGTTAAATATAGCCGTCCAATCATCGACTATGGCTTGCCTTATCGTGCTTGTCGAATCAGCCGAAAAACCCGTTTCATGGTTGAAAGTGATTGCCATAAACGCACCTCCTATAAACGCCATTCCATAGGCACGGAAAAGCGAAGTTTGCAAAACGAACCGCCGAAGAATTGACAATCGCAACAATTTCCTATTTCACTGCAATATTCTTGTATTGCATACGCGCCCTCCATTGCCTTATATTCTTTGTCGGCTTTTTCATGCGCGACGATAGCCTGTGCAAGCAAATCATTATCAAATTTTGCCATTGTGCCATCTCCTAAAACTCGACGGCGACAGTTTCGCCGTTTTCTGACGTTGCCGTGATTGTGCCTGTCATAGCCCGCGTTTCCGTGTCCAGTCCCGCGATCTCTACCGTCGCGTCGGCGATATTCTCCACATTCAGCGCGGCCTCACGATATGCTTGTCTCACTTCTGATTCTGCGGGCTTTACGCCTAAATCAAGGCTAAAATGCGGCACTCCTTGGCGCTGGCGCAAGTATGCGTCATTGGTAAAAAGCCGCACCGCGTTTGCCACGTTTTGCGCGTCCGCGTAACGTCCCGCTGTCGTTGCAAGGTTTCCCGCGCCGTCTAATGTTATGTCCCATTTGTCCGGCTTTAGGTATAGGCTTCTTTTGTTCATTGTTTCGCCCCCTATTGTGGCGTGCTTGTCGTACTGCCGCCACTTTGCACGCCGCCGTGAACGTGATTCAAAAACGATATTCCGCCAATCACGGCGTCACCCGAAATATTAACCGTGTCGGCGTTAATATTCACAACGCCGCTTTGTGTCACTTCGATAAATACGGACGGCTCTCCGGGATGGAAACTGCCAAAATAAAAGCCATCGCTCATTGAGTGACGGCGAAAACTGCCCGGTTGCTGTGGCGTGTCCGTACCTGTCGTGACGTTGCTAGAGTCGGCTTGCGCGAATACCGCAAGGCCGATGTCACCCGGCACAGGATCAACGATAACCGCCGCCACGCCCGCATGATAACGGAAAACGGGCAAATGAAAAAGCGTTGTTGGCTCGACGCTTTCGCCGTAACCGTCAACGCTTGAAACAAGGGGCAACACATCGACAAACAAGCCGTCAACTGCTTGAACCCGGCAAGGTATCGCAGTATGCACTTGCCCGCCTATGGCTTGTTTTATCATAAATTGCAGGGCGTTGTATTCGCTCCCGGCTGTGTTGGGCTTTTTCTGCCCTTTTACGGTGTTTTCACTCATCATCTGCACCGCTTTCTTCTTCCGCATTTTCGGGCAAATACATACCGTCAATACGCGATACCCATCGCCCATTTGTATATGCGGCGAGGTCGTGACTTAGCTTTGTGATTTTCCAATAGCCCGTTGCACGCGGAACAATGCTTTCAATTTTAACTTGCCCGCCTAACTGCAAGCGCGGATTATAAAAACATTCAACAGAAATCCCGTCTTGCGTAAATGACGGGTAACCTATCATCCCGCTTTCGGCTTTTAGTAAAACCGCGTCACCTCTTGGCTTGTCCCAAGGCTGTATAGCCCACGTTTCATCGTCCATCAATAACTCGCAACCTACTTCGTCAGCAACTTGCTGTGCCTTTTGAACAGGCGAACCGTTGAAGGTTGCATTTTTCACGCTTTCCGTAACGCCGTTATTCACAAAGTTAAATCCCGCTTGCGTGGCGAATTGGGATATAAGGCTTTCTGCCGTCGCTTCGCCCTGTACGCTTGTCGGGCTATCTGCAATCAGTACGCTCCACCCTGCCGTTAATGCGTTAAATTTCATGGTAACGTCGGGCGCGGTCGAAAAGTCAGCGGATGCCGCCGTAACATCGCCCTTAAAAACAACGGATAACTCGCCGCCCTTGTCGCCCGCTTCAATCAAGATATGGTTCTTCCGATATTCGCCGGGCAAGAACGAAAGAAAGGTTAATTGTTCCATGTCGGACAACTTCAAGCCCTGTATTCTGACTTCCGCGCTATTCTTTTCCGGCAAGCCCGCTTTTGTGACTTGTACCGTCGTTGCCAAGCCTTCAATTATTTTAGTGTTTCCACCGCCGTCAAATTCGCCCTCGCCAAGTATAATGGTCGTTTTGATGGTTTTGATAAGTTTCTTCATAACTCATTCGCCGCCTTGTAGAAAAGCCGCCAACGCTCACCAAAACCGCTATAAAGCGGGTCAGATTGTCCAAGCATATCGACGAATAGCAACGCGCCACTAAAAGCATTTTGCGCTATTTGCACGACGTTTTGACGATCTCGGCAAATCGCACCAGTGACAACGACAACGCCGCCCGCCGTCAAGTCCATATATGTATTGCCAAAGCGATAATAAACGCGGATTTGGCAATTTTGCCCCGCGAGTTTTACTTTCAAACTTTGCGCGGGTACGGGGGAAAGTGGTATTTTTTTCATTTAATTGCCCCCTTAAAATCCTAACTGCCTTGCAAGTGTCATATTGTCGGTTTCTTCTGCCGCTTCTTCTTCCGCGTTGCTTGCGTTTGTGCCCTGCATTTCGCCGTCGTCTATATCGTCACACACCGAACCATCTGCCGCGTCCTCGGCTTCTATCGGCTCGGCTTCTTCCACGCTCGTTGTTGTTTGTTGGCTTTTGACTTCGCGGATTTCCTTAAAACGTAAGTCAACATAAAGAACGCCGCGCCCGTTCATAGCGTCCCGCCGATAGTCAAAACTTTCAAGCATCATATTGGGATAGCTTTGCTCTGGCGTTGTTAATGTTATCTTTTCGTCATTTTCGCAAAGGTCAGTCAATCGGTCTATTGCGCTTTGTAGCTTCGACGCGCTACCCTCAACGGAAAGCTGACACGTTATCAAGCGCGGTTCAATAATGCGGTTATATGTGGAAAAACTGCCTTTTTCTATCGGCTCGTCGGGCAAGCGTGAAGATTTTTCTGCCGAAAACTCCTGCATACTGTTAAAATCAACTGCCGCCGTTTGCCCTTTGACAATCCAACCCTTATTTCTTGATAAAAAGTCGGTTAAAATCATTTACTCACCGCCTTAATAGGCAACATTCGCCGCCGCCGTCCACATTTGCGCCCGTTGTTCCACGCCGTTTATAAACTGATTTGCCGCGTCTGTACCATCTGCCGCGCTGATATTTACCGTGCCGACGTTCACGCGGGTATCTGTAGTTATGTTGTTCGTTGCCGCGCCGCCCATCGGCAAGGCTTGCGCCGCTGATATTGTCGGCATAAGGTTTCCTGCGATTTTAGACAACAACTCAAGGCCGCGATTGCGTTTCCCGGGGCTGAAAGGTATTACCGCCTCAGCACCCGCTTCGCCTATCAATGCGTGTGTCGGGCTTGTAAATATGCCGCCGTCAGCTTTTTTTTGCTCTGTTGTTGCGCCACCGCCACCGAAAGACGGCAGGGAAGGAAATTCAAGTTTTCCTATTGTGTTGTCCCATGCGGCTTTTACGCTGTCAAAGATAGTAATTAGATTTGTCAACGGGCTAAAAAGCATTTCAATTCCTGTTTTTAGTCCTTTGACACCTCTAACCATAAACTCCCACATTTCCGATATTGTAGGAAGGTTATCAATAAGCGTGTCAAAAAGTTCGATTGCGCTTTGCTTTAAGTCCTCAAGTTTTTGCCGCGCTTCTTCCGGGTCATCCGTGCCCCATATCTCCGCCCAAAAATCGCCCCATGCAGCTTCTTTTCCTTCCATCCACCCGAACATATCATCAAGTGCAAGGGCAAGAGCCGCCAAAGCCGCGACAATTGCCATAATTGTCAGCGTCATAGGATTTGCAAGCCAAGCCGCCGCCATTTTTGCAAGCGCGGGCAACAAAACGCCCGTGATAACTGCCGCTAGGCCGATAAAAAATGTTTGCACGAAACGCTCATTTTTGCGTAAAAATGCCACCGCTTTATTGACGTACTCGACGAATTTCGTCATAGCGGGCAAAACCATACGGAAGATAATTGCCGAAAATGACTTCATGACTTGCCCGAAATCTGCAACGCGGTCATTCCAATCCGCTGTTAGTTTCGCATCCTCTTTGGTGTATACGCCAAACTCTTTTTGAAGTCTTATCTGTTCTTTTAACGCGGCGCGGCCTTGTTGCAAGAGCATGATAGTGCCTTGGTCTAAACCAAGCGAACGCCCAAGCCCGAAAAACTCCTGCTTGCCCATCGTTTCGGCTTTTTCGGCTAAGTCCATCATTACATCAAATGCTTGCCGTTGTCTGCCGATTTCGCCCGCGTCAATGCCTACACCTTCAAGCATTTTTGCCGCTCGGCTTGTTCCCACGGTTGCCTGTCGTGCAAGCTGTGCCGTTAAGGATTGCAAAGAACCTTGAAAGCCCTCGACAGAACCGCCAGCGCGTGCCGCCGCTTCGCCCCATGCGTGCATCTTCTCGATGTCAACGTCAAGCGCGTCCGCGAGTTTGCCCATAGCGTCAGCCTGTGCAACGTACTCACCAAACCGCGAGAAGATGGACAACGCCGCCGCCGCGCCCGCTGACAATACGCCTAATTTGGCAACAATGGAGGAAGTCATGCCGGAAATTGCGCTTTCCGCTTCTTTCGCGCCCTTCTTTACGCCGTCAGTCTTTAACCCTAACGCTATAAAAAGTTCGTCAATTGTCATTTCCTTTTCACTTCCTCACTTGCCCGCCATTCGTTGTAATTGTTCACCGCCGCGATCTCGTAAAGGTCAACGGCATCGTCGATAGAATAAACCGTTTGTAATTCGTGCAAGGTTGCCAACCGTCGCGTAATTATCACGCCAAGCATCCCGGGAACGGTCGGATATTCAATCAAGCCTTGCGTTTGATGTCCGGCGCGGGGGATTGAGCGAATACGTTCAGCCCGCTTGTCTGAAAAAAATCATTTGCTTTGAACGCCTCCGCGCGTAACTGCAAAAGCGTGTTTCGGCTTTCAATGTATGTGTCTACGTTTTGTTCCGTCAGCTTGACTTCCACATTTTCCTTGACAATCGAGCAACACGAAAGCAAATCGTCGAGAAGTTCTTGTATCTTCTCATACGGCGCGGCACTCAAAGAACCAAGCAACGCGGACAAATCGCCCGTTTCAAACTTGCCGCCATTCGCACCGATCAAAAGAAGAATCTTGAATGTAAAACGCTCCGCCTGTGTCGCTGACATTTGCTTAATGCGAAAATGGAGGCTTTCGCCCCCATCATCACAAGTCCAATCTACCACTTTTCGCATGGTTTATAAGCCCTCCGCGCTCATTGTCTCAAAATGGAATACCCACTGAGTAGGAGAAAGAACATTCTGCCCGTCGGGCAAGCCCTTAAAAGACTGCAAAACGCCCTCGCTAAACGTGAAACGCTTGCCGATACTCGGAATAGAAATAACCATTTGCACGCGATACGGCTTTTTGTTGACTTCCTGCACCTGTCGGAGCAACTGCATATACTCGGTGGATGGGCAACCCGCTTCAAGATTGATAGTCACTGTCTTTATGGCGGGCGTGTAACCCGCCGCCAAATGCCCGTCAACGCCCATTCGCGTTTCTGCCGCCTGTACGGTGTCCGTGGTAAAGGACGAATCCGCGCTGAAGTTCTCAAGGTTGACCGAAAACAAACCGCCGACGCTCATAGCGACGGTTGCATTTGCACTAGTAATATCAAGCATTACTTATCCCCCCTTTACAGTACCGCCGTAGAGGCAACTTCAATACGGTTAACGCTACCGCCGTAGGTGTAATACACCGAAATATTCGGCGAATTGCGCCCAACGCGCACCGCCGCGCCCGCGTCCTCGACAAGAATTGCATAACCCATAGTCCACAATTCCGTGGTCAGGTCTTTGCCCGTTTCGTTGAAAATCTGCGCTTTCTGCGATTCGGACAACACAACGCCAGGGTCGATACAGCCGTTATTTACTGCGCGGTTCACGGGGTCTTGCAACCATGCACGGATAAGCGCATAGCCGCGCTCGTTATACGGGACGCGCCCGTTGTTAGTCAGCCCGTTCATGACCGAAACTTGCATAACGTTCTTCAACCAAATTGTGTTCACAAAGGTATCAATAAAGCCAAACTTCCCGAACATAGCCGCCGGATACAAGAACGTGAAATCATCATTCCGCGTCGCAAACTTGCCGACATATGCAACGCCTTTCTCGTCAAGCAGTGCCGCCGTCGTTTCATCCGTAACCGTTGCCGCCAACCCGTCGATATGTTTGAACGCGAAATTTATAGTTCCTTGATAACGCTCCCAATTGATAGAAGCCGCGCAACCAAGAACGAACGCCGCAACATTAACATTGTCATAGACAAGTGCCGTCGCGCCATATTCTGCCGCATCAATCTGCGAGGCTATATCCGCCGTGCCGCCCTGCTCCAAGAGGCGCGGGTCAGCCGTCCAACCTACATAGAGATAGTCAATTCCCTGATTGCTTGCCCATTGTGCAAGGCCAAGATGCTCGGTATCGTCTGCCGTGTAAAGCGTTGTAAAGCATACCCAGTTTTGGCTTTGCGCCTTGATTGCGTTCATGTTCGCGCTCTGCGTCAAAACGTCGCTACCATTCGTCATGGTTGCGCCCGCCGCCTCGGTGAGGTTCATCAACTCTGCCGCCGTGCCCGTCGCAAATGTAATCGTTTCATTTGCGCCCGTGGACGGCGAGTTAATCTGAAACGCACCCGTCAAACTGGAATAGGTAACCGTCGTGCTGGAAAGTTCCGACGCGAGGGCGGTTTGAAGCACCGTTGCCGCCGCACTGAACGAGGTAACGCTAGTGAAATCCAAGCCCGTCAAGGCAATCTCGGTTTCATTTATGGTAATATTCAACGTGCCGCTTGCCATGTCAGCGAAATCGGAAACCGTGCCGTTAAATTTTGCACCGCGAAGCCAAGCACCCGAAGCCGCCGAAACACGCCGCCCAAACATCAAACGGCGAGGCTTAGAAAAGCTGTTGTTGTAACCGAGGAAATACAACGCCGCCGCGCTATACTCCGGGCTAGTTTCACCGAAAAACGCCGCTACCGTTTCCGCCGACGTGAACGCCATCAAGGGCGCGTCGGTCGGAATGAGTGCGTTGTCGGTCAAAAACAAACCGTTGAATTCCAAATCTGTGCCGCCTGCCGGAATAAGTCTCGGATTTATAGCGACAATGTAAGATGCAGGAATTGTAGACATATTTGATATTCCTCCTTATTCCGCAGACGGCGGAAACTCCGCGTCCACGTTGATAAATCTGTTCCATGTCACGTCCTCAAACCACGGCAATTTCTGCACAAGAGCAGAGTTTATTTCCGTAGTAATCGTGACGCTCCATCTTTCCTCGTACTGGTTGCTTTCGTCAATGCCTGTAAGGTTTCGCGGATTGTCAGCCGTACACACTCGCACATCAACGCCAGAAGCCTTGAAATAGTTTGTCCCCATGTAGCTACGGGACGCAATTTCAAGCATCTGCGCGTTTTGTGCCGCGCCGTCTGCGTAAAAATCCACTTGCACATCAACCAGTACCAACGCCGTCAAGCTGTCCGTACCGTTTTTATCGTCGGGCAAGCCTTCTGCGTCGAAATTGTAAAGGTTCGTCCCGCGTCGTTGCCGTATTATCGGCGTATAGATGCAGTAAGCGCCTTTTTTCGGTAAAACCATTCTTGACTGATTGCCGCGAAATACAACGCCGCCGTCAAGCCCGGTAACGGCTACAATATAACCATGCAAAGCCGTCAAAAAATCAGCTTCCGTTAGGCTCATCGTCGCCGCCTCCTTCGCTCGGTTCGTCCGGCGTGTCCGGGTCAATCACAATTTCGGGCGGTTCGTGCTGAAGTGTACCAATCACGCAAAGCCAACCTTCCGGCGAAAAGTCATCGCGTATCATATCAATCAGCCAATAGGAGCCGTCAGCACGCTCGATAATATCGCCCGCCGTTTCCTCGTGTCGGTTGATCGTATGCGCCGACGCGTTGATATAAAACTTTTTAACGTGTTTAGCGTCTGCTAGATTGTCAAAAAGTTTCAAATCGCCCGCGTTTGGGGCTTGCACTTGCGCCATTATGTCGCTCGGCGTGTACGATACCGCAACAACGCCGTTTGTGTTGGTTGTCCCGGTGCAACGGTAGATTGTCACCATTTCATGATGATTTACGCTGCCGATTGCGCCGGAAACTATTGCGTGTAGGTTCATACTTTATCCACCACCTGATAATCAACCGCCGCGAACATAACGCCAGTGTCAAACAAAGGCTTGTCGGGTTGCGACTTTCCGCGCTCGGCTTTCCATTTCACCGTCAAAGGCGCATTAGGCACCCAGCTTCCATTTTGGATGCTGTTTTGTATATCCCTTTTCATCCTGGAGCCAGCAACGCCTAAAGCATCTTTCCATCTTGCCGGGTCGGTTGCCTTGCCGCGAATATGAGCCACCATAGCGGAAACCCATGTTTTCGGCTTTTCTTTCGCCACCGTCCGCATAAAAGGACGAGCAGGAATGGAAATCGAGGTCGTGTCTTTCTTTAGATGGACGCCGTTGTAGTGCATATAAGCCCTCATTTTAGGCGTAACGGTAATATTAGGCACTCCAAATTCATTCCATACCGCGTATGACGCGACATTTGCGCCCCCGGCCTTGTTTGTCGCACCTTCTAAAATGCCCGCCTTAACGCCGCCCGCGATCTCGCTCATTTTGGCAAGAAACTTTTTGTACTTGTCGCCGCCCTTAATCTCAACAGTGACACCCATCGAACCAAAGCCCTCCGTAACGGTGTCCCTTGATGATTTGCCAGTATGCCGAACCGCAAGGCGTTGTCATGTACCAGTCCGATTCTTTGCCGTATTGCGGCGTTGAATAACTGACCGATACACTCCCTTCCGTTGCGCTTGACATAGCCCCTGCCGTTCCTCTCTGTGCGAGTGTGGCAAGGTGACAAACTAGCATATACCAAAGGTTTTGTTTCTCGGCATCGGTAAAGCCGTCGATTTGCTCAAGCCCAGAAATGATAAGGGCGTTTTGTGCCATGAAATTTAGCTGATCGTCGGATAGTTCCGCAAACTGCGGATATACCGCCCGAAAAGCATTTACATCGAAAGTCATAGCCGCGCCCCCTTTACATCATTTCTTGCGGGTTTTCTTCTTGCCCGCCTCTTCCTGTTTCGCCGCGCCCTGCCCGTTGTCAAGCGCGGAAACTTCTTCTTTCGCTTTAGCTTTTGCCTTTTCTCTTTCGCCGTCTTTGACAAAGCCCAACTTAAAGGCCGGGTGTTCAGTAAAAGCCGCTTTCACCGCCGCCCAAAGGTCGGCATCTACCACCGTAACGCCATAAGCACCGACGGCGGGGAGAGGCTGTCCGTTTACGCCTCGAATCCCCGCGCCACTGCCCTTAATGACAACGGTATGCACAAGCCCGGATTTGTCCGTCACATCAAATTCAATGTCGCGAACGCCGTTATAAAATACCGTAGTCTGTGCCATTGGTCACACTCCCAACATCGTTACAATCGCGAACGGCATATAGACAATCGCGCCGTAAGTGCCCGCCGAAATCTTCTGATACATGGACGAGCTGTCACGGATAATGCTGTGAGCCTTGTATTTCTCGGAATATCCAAATTCAACGGTCGGCTGTCCGTTCACCTCGTCGGCGAGAATCATGGCAAGGTTTCCGCTACCCGTCACCATTTCCGGCGCGGAGAGAATTTCCATAGTCGGGTAAGTGTCGGCAAGCATTTTCTTGACGCTTGCGCCGAATGCGTTGACCTTGTTCAGTTCAGCGAGAGCCGCCGGGGCAATTACAAGCTTCGTGCGCGTGTTGCCATCAATCCAACCGTTAGAACGCTCATACAGTTTCGCGTACATCTTCGCGAAGTCCGCCATGATCTCGTCGGCGGCTTTCAGCGTCCAAGTATTGCCCGCCGTGCCCGTGGTCGGCGTAAGGTCAGCGTTGAGATTCGGGTCGTTCAGCAAGCCGTAAATGTTCAAGCCGGAAACGCCGTAGAACGCATACTTGTTGAAGCTGATTTCCAAGAGCGTCGCCGCGCTGCGCTGTTTTTCGGCGAAAAGGTCGATACGCGCCGCCGCGTTTACGTCCTGCTCGAGGTCGCCGACTCTCAAAGTCGTTTGGAAACGATACTGCTGTCTCGTGGGGAAATTGGCGTTGACGCTAGCCTGGCCGTTTGCATCGTAGTCCTGATACGGCGTAACAGTGCCCGTCAGCTCAAGGGCGCGAAACTGCGTGAAAGCCGTCGACCAATCGCCGTTTTTGACTTCCGGCGCAATCGCCTTATAATTGCGCTTCGCCGTCAGAATTTCGATAACGCGCGGGTTCGCGTAAACATTCATGTACGCCGGAACGGCGGTGTTCGGGTCAAGCGCATCAGTCACGCCCTTATGCGGCTCGGCACTGTCGAAAAACTTGGTCGCGCCGCCAAAATCAAAGCCCTTCTGCTTTGCAAGTTCCATGTCAATCATTGTTCATTCCTCCTTTAGCGTTTCGTGATAATCGCCATACCGCCGGACGTGGTGGCGTTCCAAGTCTTGAAGCCAGTGTCCGCAACACCCGCGCCGCTCGTCAGCGTCGCCGCGCCATTGGACGTATTGGCGTAAACCGTCGCGCCCGCGCTCGTCGTTGCATCGGCCTGTACGAAAAAGTCACCCTTAACGGCAAGCTCAACCGACGCGCCATTCGGCACAACAAGCGTTCCCTCTTCGGTCATGTCGTAATACTGATAGTTCTGCACGCGCTCGGCAAAGCCAACAGGCGCACCGCTACCATTACCAACGGCTTGTCCGTTCGTGTTTTTCCACGCAAAGCCGCCCACCTGCACCGGGGCAAAAGCCGTTCCCAAATCTGCCGGAGTTACAAGATTTTCCGGCGTGTAAATAACTTCCTGATTGTTGGCGCGATCACCGGGAATTGCTTCCTTGTTGTACTTGCCAACGCTCTGCTGATAAGTAAAAGCCATTTGTCATTCCTCCATTCTTAGCGTGCCTTAATGCCACGCAATACATCATTCATCGGGTCTTCCTCGGCGGGTTTCGCGTCCATCATCGGCGCGGACTTCGCCAGCATCTTCACCATCGCGCCAAATGCGGACGGGTCAACTCCCTCCACCTCAACGCCTTTTGCATCAAGTGCCTTGCGGTAAATGTCCGCCGCGCTGTCGAACGCAAACGGATTGCTAATCTTGCCGACATACGGCGCAACTTCTTCCGCCGCCGTATACAGTGCCGCCGCCATAGCCTTATCAAAGACGGGAGCGGAATCCTTGGCGCATTTGTCCTCGGCGTTTTCCTTTGCCTCATCTTTGCAAGCGTCCTCGGCGGGCTTTGCAAAAGCAATTCCAGCCATGAAAGCTTTCTGTGCGTTCTTGTCTTCGGGGTCAAGCCCTGCCGCTTTCATAGCCTCGCGAAGTTCATCTGCGAGAACGTCAACGGGTTCTTCGTCTTTCGTTTCGGGCGCGACTTCCGGCGCGTTCTCCACGGCGGGCGCGGTATTCGTCATGTCCGGCGCGGAATCTTCCTTTACGATTTCTTCTTTCTTGATTTCCTCCACGGTATCACCTCCGTTTTGTAATGCTTTGGTCAAATCAAAGAAAAGGGATTTCCATGCGTTTCCCATGTTTTCACCCCCTTCCATTGCGCTATCTGCAACTCTAACGTCATGCCCTGCCCGCCCTTCACGAACAAGTGCAACGTGATTGCCTCTAATGTTTTGCATTTTGCCGTCGTAATGCTTGCCATTAAACATTCCGTCTTGCATAACAACGTCGCAAAGATACCCTGCTGAAAGGTCGCGAAACTCACCGTTCTCAATGCGCTTAATTGCGTCCGCATCGGTCACGGTCAAGCTGTTTGTTAAGTACGGCGCATCGAACGCCGCATCTGTGCCAAGAGAACCGACGATCTTGTCTTTCGGCATATTGCTTGCGTCCATTTCCCAATGGTCAAGGCTCAAAGGCAAGCCGTTGAACGTGTCAACCGCTTTCTCGATCTCATCGGCGGGTCGGTAAATTTGATATATCGCTTTAGGTTTCAAGCCCAACTCCTGCCAACCCGGAATCGTGTCGCCGACGTATGGGACGACCTGCTCTTTGGTAATGTTTGACGTTGAAACGTGCAAATAGCCGTTTTCGTCGAATGTTCTCGCCGTGTCCAACGCTATCGTGTCAAATATCATTCCTGCACACCCTCTTCCCCTTGTAAACAATTTCATAGGCATCTTGAAACAAAATACCGCATTTCAAGCAACGGTAATGTTTTACAAGTTCAGTCCGTGTTTGATAACTTCCGGCAATTTCGGCTTTCTTGCCGCAATTCGGGCAATTCATCGGCATTTCAACCCTCTTCATTCGCCTAACTCCTTAAAGATTTTCTCAATGCCCTGCTCGGTTTCTTCCTCGCTCAATTGCGGGATAAGCGGGCGGCACACACAATAGCAGTTAACCAGTTCGCCCGGCTGGATGTAGTCTTGTACGTTGGGGTTAGGGTCATAACAACCCTCATCAATGAAATACTCCGCGCCGTCCATGCCGCCTTGCGTGTGGTCAAGGGCGTGTGTTTCTCTGTACGTCTTGCCGCTTGCGGTGTGCATCCAAATTCCTTTAGTAATGCCATACGACAAAAGCCGCTGACGCGAAAGGTTGTTGGTTGCCTTGTTTGTCTGGTCGCGGGCTATCATGCGGGCGCGTCTTTCAGTCACGCCGAATTGATGATGAAGTTCCTCGGTCATGCGTGCGAGGTCGTGCCCTGCTTCGATATTGCGAAGTACGATACCCTCAACCTGTGTCAAACTTTCCCGCGCTATGCTTTTTATCAGATTGACGTTTTCCTTGACGATAGCTTGAAAGGTCTGCCGTTCTCGTTGGCTCATGTAGGAAAATTTCAGATTAAAGCCAAGTCCTGCATCTTTTAGCGGTTTTGTCTGCTGGATAAGGTTGTTTGCCACATATCCGCGTATCTTCGAGACAAACCAGCGCGGCAAAGTCTCGCAAAGCTCATTAAAGTTTCGCGTCCACTGCCTAAGCAAACGCCGAAAGGCTTGCAAAAGGTCATCGGTTGCGCTGTCGCCCACAATCCGGCTTTCGTTGGCGCGATATCTTGCCCGCAACCAATAGACAACGCTGTGTTCCATTTCGCGCACGGCCTTTTTTAGGCGTTTCTCATATTCGCGTTCAATTCCTGCGGGCGGGAATATCGGTTTCAGTGTCCGTTTCATTTTCGCCCTCCAGTGGTAACGCCATTTCCGGCAGTTCTATTTCCTCGTCAGCGTCAATGTTGGCAAATCCGCTTTCCGGGTCATTTGCCAACGCAAGCCGCGCCTCGCTCGAAGAAATAACGCCGCGATCTATCAGCGTTGCGTAAGTGTCTGCAATCGTCTTGTTGCAACGCGCTTTGAGGTCGCTATCTTCATCGGACAAAGGCACAAACTCAAACGAAAGCGCATCGTCAACCGCGCCCTTGCTGTTTAACTGCAACAGTTTGACAACGTATTCAAGCGGTTCACGGAAAAGCCGTTCCTGCAAAGCGTGGATATGGTCGTAATGGTTTTTCATATCCGCTTCGCCCGTTGCGTTCAGCCCGCCCGGAGTGATACCCCATAACTTGACGCTCGGCTCGCCAAACATCGCCGCCACGATTTCCATCTGTTGCTTGACAATATCGGTAACGCCGGAAAGCGGCTTGGAGATTTCAAGTATGTTTTCCGCTTCTTTGTCGATTGCCATTACCCCATCATTGTCACGGTCAAGGGCAAATCGCTGGATGCGCTTTCTGATATTGCCGTAACGCCCGCCATATAAAAGCTCCTGCATATCCGTAGCGAATACCGTGCAGGAAAACTTTTGCAAAAGCCTTGCCGCCGCCGCGCTACATTCGCCAAACTTCCGCACGTTCTCGCAAACAGTTTGTGCAAGCGGAATCCCAAAAAAGTTATAGGCGGGCAACAAAAGCGTATTAGGCCTATCTTCGGCGAAGTACAAAAAGCGCGAAGCATGAACCTCGCGCCCGTTAATAAGCCAACTTTGCGGGACGAAATAATCTTTGTCTAACGGATTGAAGCAACTATAACGCCCCGGAGCAATATATACAGGCTCAATCAATTTGAAGCCTTTTAACGTGCCCTGTCGGAAAGTGTCACCGTCTGCACCTAACGGGAGTTTAAGGTCGTCGCCCGAAATATCGCCCGTGTCGATATATGCCAAGCACCCGCCAAAATATCCGCAAAGCTCGGCGGCATCGTGAAATAGTTTGTCGATTTTTAGGCGCGTCATTTCCGCCTCGATATATCCTGCCGCCTCATCGTCCGTACTCTCGCCGTTGTAATTAAACTCTACCCATCGGCGCGTCATTTCGTCGGCGCGTAACGTCACGCCCGCGCGTATAATGCCATTTTGCGACAATGCCGAAAGTACGCCATAGCCAAGAAACTGCTGATAATCGTACAAGCTGCCGATCATGTTATAAACGCCGCACCCGCGCAACGCCTTATCTTGCGCCGTGCGAAGGTCGCTTTTGCCATAGCCCAAAGAAGCATAAGGCGAAAAATCGCAAAGCACCCTCTCGCGCTCAAGTGCCGCGTCTGAAATTGTCATTTGCTTTTGCTTTGCCATTTCTCATTCACTCCCAAAAAACATAGACGCACCGCGCCCGCGCTGAATAATACCATCAAGCGCATAGCGTAAAGCGTCTAAACAATTATGAACAAGCACGCCATTTGCGAAAAACTCATGCGCGTCCTCGACCGTCAAATCATAAACGGCCTTTTCCGTCCCGCCATCTAAGACGCATTGAACAACTACGGGAACAACATCTAGCGGGAGAGTATTTGTTGACCGTGAAGGGCTTCCCGCATATCTCGCAGACTCTGGTTTCCGCATACATAACAAAATGTCCCCTTTCTGAATGTGTCCGATAGGCAACCAACCATGATTGACGGTGAAAATTTTGTGGTCTGCCGTGCCTGTCACTTTGTAGCCATCGGCAATAACAGAAAAGACGCGCGCATTGTGCCGCGTCTCTCCGCTCCATGTAACCTTTTTCAACCCTTGCCGCGTGTGGACGTATTCGCCCGCCTTAATATCCTTTATCGGCTTTTCGCCATCGGCGCAAGCAATCAGCGCGTCGCCTGTCAAACAATGGTTCCAAGCGTCAACGATAATCGGCAGAATATCGCCCGTCTGCTTGTCCACTTTGTACGAATAATGATTTAGTTCGTCGATTGTATGGCGACAGCGCGGATGCACGACAATATCAAAGGACTTCAAAAACTCAATGCCGTCTTCAATACTGCCTTGCCACTTCTTAGCGCCGCTGATATGAAAACCGCGTCTTTTCATAAAGCTGATTGTTTCCGGCCTTGCGTTATCCGCTTTAATAGGCCAGCTTCGCGCGGTTTCTATCGTGTCGAACAATGAGGGCGTTTCGTCAAGGTCAACGCCAACGCCCCACGCCTCGCGGTCAATATATAGCGTGCGGTCTTTTATGTAGCACCGAATAAGCGCGGTCGGGTCTTGCGCGAATCCCCAATCTGCGCCCTGATAGAAACGCGCGTCCCTGTCGGTTTCAAATTCTTCTACGCGGAATCGCCCTGCAAAGATAACCGCGTTGCTGTGCTTTCTGACTTCGCCCTCCCAAATGTGAAGATAGCTTTCATAGTCCCGCGCTTTCAGCCATTCCATTTCACGGCGTAGCACTTCGGGGAAGTACGGGTTTTCATCGTAGTTTACTTTGCGGACAAGCGCATCGTCTGGCGCGTTCAATACGAACCTTTGATAGGTCGGGTCTTGTTCGTCAAGCGGGTTAAACGTCAGCCATATTTCACTATTCGGCTTTCTGATCGTCGGGATAAGTACGTCCCAGCTTTCAGCCGATACCGCTTGAGCCTCCTCAACCCACGCAATATCGACACCCTCCGTAGATTTTATTTCCTGCGTATTAGAACGAAGCCCTTTAAAAATAATCTCGGAACCGTAGCGAGTTTTTATCGAATCGCGGGTTACAAGGAAATACTGTGCAATCCCTAAAGCGTCGATTTGTTCAATCAATAGCTTATAAACGGAATCACTTATAGAACGCTGAATTTCTCGCGCACATAATACGCGAATCTGTTTTTTTAAACTCAATAAAGCAATCGCACGCGCAACGCTCCAGCTTTTGCCACTTCCGCGTCCGCCATACAAAACCTTATAACGGTAATGCTCAAACAATGCGCCGAATGGCTCCGGCATGAAGAAATCAAGGTTCTTTGCCATCTGCTTTCACCAAATGAAGATTGATAATAGGCGGCTCGTCGTTCTTTACGGTTTCCTCTACCTTATCCGTCCACCCTAACACATTCTTTGCCGTAAATATTGTTACGGCGGCATTGTGTCCTAGCATTTCATTCAACGCACGACGAACCCTTATTTTGAATACCTCGCTTTTTTGTGCCTTTACGCTTTCAAAAGTCATATCGTATGTTTTTTTGCACCAACGGCGAAGCGTTGACTCTGAACAACTGCCAAGCTTTAAGTCAAACCATGCAACGACTTCCGGTAAGGAGCAGTTAATGGCGAGAAGTCGCTCAAATTCCTGCTTGTCAATTTCTACCGTAGGTCTTCCCATCTTAGCCACGTTCTCGCCCCCTTCCACAAAAAAAGCACCTTGCTTTTTGCAAAGTGCTATATCTTTTCAGCTTTTCGCCCCGTAAATTTCTCCCAACGGGCTATTATTAAATCTATATATTTCGGCTCAAGCTCCATAGCGTAACATTTACGCCCTAACTGCTCACAGGCAATCAATGTTGTACCGCCGCCGCAAAACGGCTCACAAACAATATCGCCGTCGTTTGTCATGGCTTGTATATATTCACTTGGCAACGCGACAGGGAAGGGCGCGGGGTGTCCGCTTCTATCTTCGCCGCCCATTGAAGCATGAATTTGTAAAACGGACTCCATTTGCTTATATTTTCCGGCAGTATTTCCTACGGAAGTATATTTTGTACTGCCGTCCGCTTGCCGCCTTTTTGCTTTCTTCCCTGTATTTCTATTTTCTTCAAGCTTTTCCCATGTTTTATTTATTTCAAACAGTTCGTTGCCAAATACAAAAATCCACTCATGGCGAATAGGGATAAATGCTGTTTGTGCGCCTATCGAAATTCCCCGGACCTTGTCCCAAACATTCCAAGCCAAAAGCTTATATCCGCAATCATGCGCGGCAGATATATAATCATTCCAATATTGGACAATTTCTCCGTCAGCTCGTTTTATTCCCAAATTAACGCACTGATAGGCGGAGAAGTCGTGCCATGCAGGGATAAACTGTGCAACGCGCTTCGTATCTAAGCACTTGCCGCCCTCATATTCGCGTATATCGCTATACGGTGGAGAGGTAAAAAGGATTTTTCCTTTTGCGCCGTCCATGAGCTGACTTACTTCTTTTTTGCTTGTGCTATCTCCGCACATTAAACGATGATTGCCAAGCAAATATATATCGCCGCGCTTCGCTTTCGCTTCTGCGGGCAATTCTTCCTCGAAATTATCCTCCTGCGTTTCCTTCGGTGCTTCTTCCTCCAAATCGCCAAACCCAAACTCTGACATATCTAAATCAATGTCGGCAAGTTCCAAATCCAACGCGGGCAAATCCCACGGGCTATTCATGGTTAGCTGATTATGCACAAGCCCATACGCCCGCCGTTGTTCGTCCGTCAGCGAATCAAGGCGTATAATCGGGATTGTCGTTTCGCCCAGTTCTTTGAGTGCCAAATATCGCCCGTGGCCTTCGACGATCTCGCCATGCCATACGCCGATAGGATCGCAGTTTCCAAATTCTTGAATTGATTTCTTAATCTGCTCAATCTGTTCTTTCGGGTGTGTCTTGGCGTTCCGCTTATACGGCTTTATTGTTTCGATATCGACATACTCAACTTTTAGTTCCACAATGCACCTCGTTCCAAATACAAAAGCCCGCCGGAAGAAAGCGGGCTGTGGGGGTATGCGGCGAAGAGGAGAAAAACCGCCGCTATGCAAATAGGAGGCTTTCGGCGCGTCTGTCCTACTGCGCCCTTGTAATTATAATACCACATATTTTGACTTGTTATATACAATATAAGGATTTTCAAAATAAAGTTAATTGTTCCTCGAAAAAATCCCTGTGCAAATGCTCCCCGATATACTCCAAAAACTCCCGCAAGCCTAGCTGCTCCATGCAGTAATCGTAGATTTTCGGGTGTGTTTTACGCATACGAATCCATTTATTTTCAGTATCAAGATGGCAACCGACAGGGCAAAACATACAGCCCGTTCTTTTTTCGCCTGTCGTCCTGTATATGCCGTCGTTGCCCTTTACAATTTCGCCGTAGACTGACGGGATAGGTAACGCATTGTTTACGATGTACTGAAAAATGTCCTGCTCAGTCCAGAACGACAACGGCGCGGATTTCGGATTTTTTTCGTCGAATGAGTTACACCCCGTTTTTAGCCATCCGTTTTGCCGCATGATACTCTCAACCGCCATCGTGCCAACATACGGAACGCGCTTTGTTTCCAACCAGTATTCATGTACTGGCTGTTTTTTCATTACGTCGCAACATTTCGAGCTTATCCGAAACGGAGAATCAACGAGAAACCGCCATTTTTTATACCGTTCCTTGAACGGCTCCGACGTTCCAGCAGTGTTTTTCCCATCCAGTTTGTTGATTGCCCACAGGCTACCGCGCTTTGCGTATTCGACTGTTTTTGCGACATCTTTTGACGGATAGCACCAACCGTATTTATTCAGTACTTCACGAAATGACATTTTCGGGCGAAGAATAACCACGTTGTCAAATCGTTTGACGTGTTCTTTTACTTCGGGAAATTCGAGCCCGGTGTCGCAATACACAGCGGGAACATCGGGATATATCTGCCGGACGATATGCAATAATACCGTTGAATCTTTGCCGCCGCTGAACGATACATAGACAAGCCCTTTATGTTTCAAATACCATTCGATTATGCGCGTTTGCGTTCTCAAAACTTTTTCTTCAAGCGGAAGGGCTTGAAGTTCGGCAAGTTCTTCTCTTGTATGCTTCACATGTCAAAACACCTTTATTAACTGCACTTGGCAAGCGCACTGAATAGCGTATTGCCGTATCTCCTGCAAAATATCGTGATATGTATGCTGTGTTACCCGCAAAAAGCAACACGTTGAAAGATAGCTTTCGCCGTTATATCTCCTTTTGAAAATCTCGGCGCGTATCGTGTCATTCCCGCACCAACTACGCACCGCGCCGACAACCTTCAACCACCTTTCCGGCCACTCGACGCGCCCGCCTCCGTCAATCTCGACAAGCGAAACCTCGTCCGCGTTGCGTATCGCTTGCGCCGCTGTCGGGTCAGAAACGAAACTATGTCCACTTGGCGCACCGCCCGTGTGTCCTCTCGGCGCAAGTTTCGCCTCTGTCACCGCCTCGGCAATCTGTTTTTCGTGGCGTATCATGTACTCGATTTTTCTTACGTTCGCGTCCCGTGATTCTCTCTGCATTGGCAACACCTCTTTATAGCCGTTTTGGGCGGCTTTTATTTCGTCCGCGATAGTTTATATTCGCTGCGCATAAAAACCGCCGCTAGATGCCCTAAAACGATTTTCAGATATATTTCAGCCACACCCCTTTTCACGCATCAGCTTTTCCCATTCGATAACGTCGTTTTCCTTTGCGCCCGTTTCAAAACACATCATGCACCGCATACTTGCGTTTATCAAATGCGTGTCCTGCTTGTCGCCTTTAAGATATAAAACCAAGTGCCGAACCGCCCTCCAAGCGTGCTCCTTCGCCGGAATCTTGCGCCATGTTTCGCCGGGGTATTTTTCTTGTCCAGCCGTTAACCCTTTCGCGATCTCGTCAAGCCAAGCAGGAGACAAATAGCGGTATTCGTTCGGCTCACGCGCTTGCGGATAGTCTGTCACCCCGTGCGCCTCGGCGTATTTACGCATCATTTCGGTTTCATCTTGATTGTAAAAATTTCTAGCCGCTTCCTTGAATGTAATTCCCTCTTCTCTTTTCTTGCCAGTAATTGTTTCCACATCTTCAAGCTTAATTTCTATCATTTCTTCGCATCCTTCCTTTTTCCAATGATAAACGCGCACACGCTTATGAAAATAAAACCCCAAAAGCAATAGATAAGTATATCTCCATGACCATCATTTACTATATTGGCTAAATTCTCGCCCATTTTAGATAATGCATACCACTCAAATGCGTTCATCTCGCGTCTCCTTTAGTGCCTCTGTTAAATAATGATTTGCTATCATTTCACAACGATCCATATATTTCTCTTTATCAATAAAATCTGACGGAACAACCATGTGAGTCCACGCATTAACAAACCATTTTAGCGCGGCCTTGGCCTCCTGCTCCGTCAACCCGTCAATCCTCTCCTTTATGTCCATCGTCAGCCCCCCACTCGTCCTTTAGTTCGTCAATCAGCCGCGAAATTTGGCTGCGCGTCATTTTTTCGAGGTCGTACCAGTCGAGATCGTAGCCAAGTTTACAAATCAAATCCGTCGCATATTCTTTTTGCGCCGTTGTCGCTGGTCGTTCGTCACGTTGCATTTTGCCCCGCCTCCCACTCTCGATAAAGTTTAAAAAAATCCTCGGCCTGTAGCGTGACAAGCCACCCCTCTCGGCTTTTCTTGTGCGCCACAATCGGGATTTCGTCGGGCTTTGCGTCGGATATGCTTTGCGCTATCCAATCCCGCAACGCTAACTTTTCGCAAAACTTGACTTCTTGATGGATTCCCGGCAATCCGATAACGTCGGCAATTTCACTTCCGCGCCGATAATACTGACCGCCGCGCTCTGCATCGTACCCCTCGGCGCGGCAAACGTCCCGCCACATTCTTTCACCACGCGCCCCTTTTGAACGGCTAAACGCTCCCATGTTTCATCCCCCTTGTCCGTAAAAATTCTTCAAGATTCCATTCTTCAGGCTTTTTGCCATCAAGAACGCAACAATTTCCATTGGCAAATGGGCAAGCACCACGATTAACACCCCGGCACATCCCACACCACCGTTCAACCGTCAGCGCGGCTTGCACCACTTCTTCCCGTGTCATTTCTTCGCCGCCTTTCGCTTCTTCCTAACCGCCTTTTGTATAGCTTTTTGCTTCGCCCTGCCCGCCCTGCTTCTACAAGACGGGCAAATCGTGCTTCTATCCTTATCCGCGTCCACTTCCCAAAACGTAAAGCAGGACGCGCAACGTCGATTAACTATCATGCCCCACCACCTCGACAATCCTTTTAATCACATAATCTGCATTAGGTTGAGCCATTCCGTTTCCTAACGCTTTGTATCTTGCCGTGTCACTACATGACTTATCATCAATCAGCGTATAATTATCGGGCAAGCCTTGCAAGCGTTCTGCTTCTATTGGCGTTAATCGCCTAACGGTTTTTTGGCAAACAATACTTTCGCTCCCGCCGCCTATATCACCGCCGCTTGCTTTCAGACTTCTCGCTTTGTCCGGGGCGTATACTGCGGTTCTCTCTATACCTCCGCGCACACCCTGTCCCTTGTAATACGATGCGTCAAGCGTTCCCGCAATGCCGTTTTCTACTCCGACTCCGCTAAAAAGCACTTGGTCATTCCCCGTCGCAAGCGTCAAAGATTTCTCTTCGCTGACTAGCGGGTATCTGACAAGCGGAGTATCGCACGACCCTTTTTGCCATCTCACGGTTACAGTAGGACTTACACTAACAGGCTTTATCCTAGCATCTGCAGGATGTGATTCGTATATTATACAATTGCCGATGCCGTTCTGCGGAACGAATAGCGTTTGGAAATTACTAGACGCAAGGGTAAAGCTTTTTTCTTCACTTACTAGAGGGCCCTTGCCCCCCCCCCTGCGCATCCTGCTCGATCTCGCAAGACGCTTGCAGTTCCAACGCAGCTTTCAGTTCTGGAGGCAATTCCTTCCCGCGGTTCTCGGCGCGTCTGATTATCCCCGCACAGGCTCTCGCGCTCAAATAATATTTCTCCGGCACTGTGGCCTCCAAAATCTGCGACAAGAAAGATTCTTCTACGACGCTGGGGGACGCCCCAATATTGCGCGTCGAGCACTCGCCATGCAAGCGAACCGCCATCCCATTCGACCATCCCTGCGTCTGCCCATTTGTTATTCGGAGGCATTGGAATCTCGCTCTCTGTGATCTCTTCGAGCACGGCTCTAAAATCCAGTCCTTTGTTGGAGCTAAAGGCTCCAGGTACGTTTTCCCAAACGAACCAACGGGGGTATTTCCCTCCACTGGCACGCCGCATATCGTGAACAAGTCTAATTGCTGTTCTAAACAAACCGCTTCTTGCACCTTCTAATCCCTCCCTTTTCCCGCAACGCTCAAATCTTGGCACGGGGAACCCGCGCAGATAATATCGACGGGCCACAATTCCGCGCCGTCCAGTTTTGTAATATCGCCAAGCTGCACAACGTCGGGGAAATGGTGTTTCGTTACGGCGCACGGAAAAGGCTCTATTTCACTGCTCCATAGCGGCTCTATTCCCGCGTGCTTTGCTGCAAGCTGCCACCCGCCTAACCTATGCCGTCGAATAACGAACCAAGCGTCATTTTAGGCATCGGCACCACCTCGCTTTCTCCACTCGTTATGGATTCTTCTATGTTCCGAATATGAAACAATCATCAGATTTTCAAAACGATTATCCATCTTGTCTCCGTTAATGTGGTGTATAATTTCAGACCTTTCGTCCTGCGGGCCAAACCACCTTAACGCTCTGCCTATATGCTTTTCCATGATGTATTTATGTTCTAAGATATATCCATCAATACCCGGTGAAAAGCTGTCTGGCGGGGTTTTTATCCTCATGTATTTCCCATTTGTTCTACGCCCACCATTCCAACTAGAATTACTTGCACCATACTGATTTCTTTTTGCCGAAGTCCGCGCCTTTATTCCGTGATTCCGCATGAATCGCCACACTACCTTTTGCGAACAACCCAAAATATCACCAATTTCCGCCTGAGTATGACCAGACTCATAAAGTTCTTTCACCTTTTCAAGCGGAAGCGGCGTCGCACGCATTTCAGATCGTTTTTTTCGCCATTCGTCAGTACACCGTTTTTTCGCTGATTCTGACATTCTCCGCCGTGTTTCTTCGCTAAAGTGCTTCATGTTCACACCTCAAAATGCGCCGATACCATCGAAAAGGCTTCCTAACGTCATGCCACGCCCTCCACGAAAAGCGAAATCTCCATATTTGCAAGCATCTTTTCTTGTGCGGCCTTGCAAAACTTCTTTTCGACTTCAAAACCGTATGAATTGCGCCCAGTTTCATAAGCTGCCCGAAGTGTCGAACCGCTACCCGCGCAAGGGTCTATTACAACGTCGCCAGGGTCAGTGAAAATTTCAATCAACCTTTTCAGCAACGACAGCGGCTTTTGTGTCGGGTGGATTTTCGGCACGCCCGCGCCGTCACGCGGCCACTTAAACCAGTTCAGCACCATCGCGCCGCCGTTGTTGAATTTCGGTAGTTTGTCACGATACAAAACTAACGCAGTTTCAACCGCCCCGACGATTTTCATGTTAGCCTTTAGCACTTGGCTTGACGAATCCTTTATGAAATACAGCGGATAAGAGTTATTAAAGCCGTGCTTTTTGCCGTATTCCTGCACCATCGGGATTTGTTGCCATGCACAAAAAACGATCATCGCCGGGGCTTTCCCGCGCTCTTTCGGCTCCTTGATTAACAACTTAGAGCAGAAATGGAAAAACTCGGCAATATTAAACTTCCCGTCCGTCTTGAAAAACGACGCGCCCGCAAGCTTGCTCTCGCCGTTTTTATTGTCACCGTCAACATACCATACAGGATTGGAGCCGTATGCGTTCGCGCCTAGGTTATATGGGATGTCACTAATAACAAGCTGTGCTTTTGCGGGTATGTTGTACGATTTGAAGTTTTGGAAATTGTCGTTGTATAATTCGCACCTCATGCCGCTCCCTCCGCTATCCTCGCGATCTCATGATTGCACCGCGCCACAATCGCCCGCGCTTCTGTCATGCTGATTTTGCCGTTCAACCAGTCCATGACCGCCGCGCTTCGTTCGTGTTCGTAGCCCGTGACGCTTGCGTTTTGGCTTTCGGATAATCGTTCTTTCCAGTTCATTCGGGCACATCCCCTTTCTTCCACGCGCTTTGAATCTCCGCTTGTGTAAAACGTAAATGTTCAGCGTCAAAACGTAGTTGCACCGTTCCCAACTTGCCGCCCCGGTGCTTTGCTACCCTTAACTCCGCGCTATCGTCGCCATCATC